TCCACAGTTGGGTCAACCAATTTATCTGGAACAACTTGAGTTGCGTATATTTTATAAACCTCGTTTATTACTTGCCATTCTTGTTCGGGAAGTATTGGTAAAGGCTCATAGTCCCCATATAAAGATATGTCCATTATCGCCAATCTCATAGCCAACTTTATTTGTGGGAACAAGGTTTTTAAATCCTTTGTAAATATAACGTCCATCCCGAAGTTTTCATACCCAACTTGACCAAGCAAACTGTTTATTAATGGCTGGGAATTAATCAAAGCCCCTTGTCCCATCTGTAACGGAATAAATTCCTTGTCTAGTTCATATCCAATATCATCAGTATAGTACTTAGCATAGATAGCCCATATGCCCATGTTTCTTGGTAGTTTCATTGGTTTGATGGGAAGTGTTGCCTTGCTCTTCCCGTTGTAACTTACCACATCAATCCCCTCATAAAGACCTAGGGTTGTTCCGTTAGGAATCACTTCCCCCATCTTCATATTAATAGTAAGATAGTCTGTCTTTAATAGCTGATTAATTACATTACCGCAGGCAATCTTCACCTCATTAAAGGTAATACTAGAACCAGCAGAGCGAGTTCCCCCCTCAATTAATTTCATAGCCTGTTCAGCCAAACGGTATATTGTAACTACTGACATAATTATAATTTATATAAAACTTTTGATGCGCCTGGAGTAGCCTCTTTTATAGTTTCTTTACCAACTACTTTCCCATTTTTTTCTGTTACTATATTCATCTCTGGGAAATAAGTCTGTGTTAAATTCTGACCAACATAGTTTGGATTTTTGCTATCCTCATTTAATAAAATGTGTCTCATGTAATTTTCTTCATTTGTTCCCTCAGCAAATTTCATTTTTCCTGCTTTATTAAGAGCCAAATTTTCGTTTCTATAATCAATATACATCTTTCTAACCTGAGGTATTACACTTTCACTTAATAAAGTACCTGGTGTATTTTTAATATATTCCCTAAACAATTTATTGCCCATGTCGTTTAAATCTAATTCCTTCTTACCTCTCAATTTCTTTTCTTCAGCATATTTTAAAAATGCATTCCAGTCTCTTTTCAGTTTTTGTGGGTCTACATCATTTGCCGACTCTTCCTCGGTAACTTCTACTTTTTCAACTTTCCCCTTTTCGCCAGTAGGCATATATTTGTATTCTTTTTTTAGGGAATTTTGCTGTGCATCCCATTCTTCTCTTGTCATAAAAATTTATTTTATAAATGATTTACTCCTTGATAATTTTCTTGTGATTTAAGTTCTGCAAATTGAGACACCTCTTGGTCGCTCAAGTTAATGCCTATGCTTGCTAGCCCTTTTAATAATATAAAATTGATGTCCGTGTCTTTCCATTCTAATTGCACAGAATTTATTGGCTCATAAACTATACTTCTTCCCCCAACAACAGAATAACCATATACTGGCTTTTTAGGTCTTCTCATGTATGTAATAAACCCTGTGTATACCCTATTTGACGGGAACAACTGAATTGTTCTTGCTGCTACCATTTGACCTACTGGAGCTGTTTCTAATGGAGGATTTATTTGAGAGTTTAATCTATCGCCTATTTCATCCTCGTTGGTCATCTTTACTGAATAATATACATCTCTACCACTAGCAGTATATTGGATGGTTATGTCTAACAAATCTAAATATAATTTTTCGTCATAGAAACTAATCGCATCGCCTGTACCTATTGTAGTAATCGGAGCTATATCAACCTCAAACGTACTTGCATTTAATATCTTTGTAACCTTAGTGTCTGGCTGAAATTGACCAACACCAGATGTGACAACAACAACATTACCTATTTCTATGCCTGCCGTTGTAGCCATTGTAATAGTAGTGCCACTAGATGGAGCTGTTGTTGCCCTTGTAAACAATAAAAATTGTTCGGGAATTGTTACCAGTTGTGGTATTGATGGAACTGTTGTAAATGTGTAGGTTTCTCTAAATGGCATCAATGTGTCCTTGACTATTTGAGATGCCGCATATTTCATTATAATGTCGTTGTAGTATGCTATTTGACCTCTGTCAATTACAGACACACTTTCCTCTATGGTATAGAATGCACCTCTTTCTTTGCGAATCCAAAAGTTAATAAAATCAACGCACTCTTTTATATTCATTGGGTTGAAAATTTACCAAATTTAATGATTTCCCAATACAAAAAAATTTTATTCCACTATTTCTCTGCCTAATATTTTGTCTTGAGCAAGTATAATAAACTTTTTATCGTTTATATTGTAATGTTGTGCTAGGGAAGAGTTGTAATAAACCGTATCGCTCTGGTTCGCATTTATTTTAGTAGTATTTTGTTTGCTGTTCCCAATATGCATAATGGTTGAAGATGTCGCTTCTTTTTGATTTTTAAGATTAGCAGACAATATAATTCTCTTTGGCTCATACTCCGTAAGCATAACAAAACCGTTGACCATTATGATTTCCCCGTCACGAATAACTCCAAACAAGTTTCTTATGTCGCAGCTAAAGTACTCCTTACCGTTGTAATTGATAAGGTTCTTATAAATAGGCTCTCCATTCTCTTGCTTAATAATCAAGTCATAAATTACTCTATAAGAAAATATGCCTATGTCCCCAACTTGGATGTCTTCTGTAGAAAATCCTTCGTAATCTTTTGTCTGGGAAATTGTCTTTGGTATTGACAGTATTTCCCCTGTTATGTTTACAATGTCTGCTGGGTCAACCGTAGCCCCGTTTTGAATTGCCGACCTCTTCATTAAATCTGTTATGTTCCTTGCGTATTTAGTTTTTGGGTGTACTATTATTTTGTTAGCTGGGGCTTCAATCATATTTAAACTTTTTAAATTTTTTGTGTTGGGGAACTACTCTGTTAATGTAATACCATTGCGTCATTTCGTTTAGTACAAATTTAATGTCTTCTTGAATATGAAGATACCCTGGGATAAGATTTCCCCTTAATGTACCGCAAAAATTAACCCACAAATAATATCCAGTAATTTGTTGAGGTGGTATTATAGAATCTAATTTTTCTTCGGTAATAACCGACATATAGTGAGGATATTCTCTTTGTAAAATATAATACTGTAGCCCATTTTGTAAATCATTATCTCTGAATGTTATGAATGGACTCATTTCTTTATTTCAAATGTTGCATTGTGATGAACTCTTAATTGCGATGTATTGTAATGTCTTATTATCCCCCCGTTGCACAAGACAACGCACCACACATCATTCTCAAACATTCCAGACGACTCTACATAAATTGCATAGCCATCTTGACCATCAGTAGTCACCACGGGTATCGGTGTATTAAATTGATATATCACTTATTTGTTCGTTAAACTCTTCTTCAGCCTCGTCTTCCCTAACAATAAACCATACATCTCCCTCTGGTGCTGCCTTTGCATCTATCCATAAACAACTTTCTCCGTTGTATGGCTGTCCAATTCCAGCGTTTGCACTAATAACAATAACATCGCCAGGGATGTACATATTCTTGTACTCGTTGCTGACCTCTACAACCTTTACTTTAATAAACTCAAGTTGTATTAATTCAATACCCAAAGATGTTTTGTAGTTTTCTTCTTTTAATGGAACTACTAACATTTTTCTGCCAACAGGCTCAAACTTTTGCATATGTGTTGTTTTAGATTTCTCCTTCTGTGTGAGTTTCCCAGTCAAGCTCTTCGCTTGATTCCGAACCTTCGCCTCCCCAATAAAAAAGTTTCATAGCTAATTTTTTATGTAATAGAATCTTTTCCCTTTACACCATAAAATAAACCCATCAAGACTTATTGTGTTCATAATATTAGTCATGACCTCGTCTGAAACAATTTGTGCATCTTTTCTAAATGCATTCTTAACAGTAGCTGTTGACTTTAAGCCAACCTTGATAGCTATCTCAATTTCTTTCAACTCTGACTTTGAAAAATAATAGTCCATCTCCTTTTGAAATGCAGAATAGCTTACAGCTTTATAATTATTAATTTCAATCATGCTGCAATGTATTTAATTTAATTTAAACAACAAAATATTATTTTCTATTTTTTTTATTAATATTGCTTTATGGCTAAAATAAACAAAAAAACCATTGCTAATACTACGCCGTATGTTCCCAAACTTGATACGGAAATATACGTTTATATACTAAAGAATAGACGACTACTAACTCCCATACCTTATAAAAATAAATCTAATTACAACTATATTAAATCACTTATTAATGACAAAGAAAGAATACATACAAACCAAGACAGCTAACCCAATAAAGTTGGTATATAACTACTACAAAGAAAAATTTGACAAAGATAAACACAGCCCATTTTTATCAGAAAACGAATTTTATACTTATTTACAAATATCATCTGATGTAAACAAGACAATCATAAAAGTTTTTAATTACTATGACAATTTATACAATGTTGTAACGCTATTAGATAATAACGGAAATATTATAACTTTTTTTTAAAATTATTTGGTGGTGTAATAAATTTTACTATTTTTGTTTTGCTCAAATATTAGTTCATATGTTTATTACAAAATCTATCATTCAATTTATTAACGGTCTATACCTGCGGTTAAAATCTTTCTATTGCATCCCTGCAATCATGAATTAATTTTTGAGCAGCCGCAGGAATAGACCTATATTTTTTTATGACTACATTAAAAAAACAATTGTTTTTTGGAGAAGATTCAGAAAACAAAGATTATCACACCCACAAAGTTTTTGTAAATGAAGATTCAGTAATTATTAGTTCAGCAGATGAGTATGACGAATTTTCATTTTTTGTTAAAATTTCTTTTGAAGAATGGAATGATATAATTGAATTTGTTAACCAAGAAACTAAATAAAATGTCTAGACCAAAAAAAGAATACTGTGATTATTTTTCACACGATAGAGATATGAGAAACCATAGAAAGATAAAAGCATTAAGATTAAAATATGGAATACAAGGATATGCTATATGGGTTATGTTTTTAGAATTTCTTACTGGTAATGATAATAATATTTTCAAAAATACAGATATAGAATTAGAGCTTTTATCTGGAGATTTTGGAGTCCCAACAAATGAAATAATTGATATTATTAACTATTGTTTAAAATTAAACCTTTTAGTTGAAAAAGAAGGTATAATATATTCCGAAAGTTTAAATGAAAGATTAGAATACGTTTATAACAAAAGAAAGAAAAGTAAAAATACAAGCGACCAACAACCACGTTCTAACGGTAAATATGTATCCAATAACACGGTTGACGCGGCAGTTTCTGTCACAGAAATGCCGCAAAGTAAAGTAAAGGGAATAGAAGTAAATAAAAGTTCTATTGATGCTGTTACGATTTCTAAAAACTCTAAAGAAATTAAAGACTCTAATAGTTGGGAAAGAGAAAAAAAATATTTTTTAAATGAAGAGCAATATTTCTATAAAATATCAACTTGTTATAAAATTACAAAAAACGATGTCACATCTTTTGCAAATATTTTTTTAAATGAATTGGAATTGGCTGAAGATTATAAAGATTTAAAAGAATTAAAAAGGCATTTTTCTTATTGGTTAAAAAAGAGAAAAGAGGAAAAAGAAAGAAAAGCGCAATTCCAACAACCAGACCCAACAAAAGTAAAAATTAAACTATCATCTTCCCCAACACCGAAATATGATTAAAGAAAATTTACCCCCATACAGCAGGGAAATTGAAGAAGCGATTTTAGGAGCGATAATGCTTGATATGTCGTGTTTAAACCTTGCAATGTCCAGATTGACCGAGGATATGTTTTACGGAATTGATTCTAAGGCTATTTTTAGCGCAATAGCGGCACTTTATGACAGGGGGCAAGGCGTTGACCTTATCCTTGTGGTAGAGGAGCTTAAATCGGCTAAAAACATTGAAGTCGCTGGAGGCATTTTTGGTGTCATGAAAATGACAAACAATGTGGTTAGTTCTTCAAACATAGAAAACCACATTTTAGTTTTGTCTGAAATGTATCTGAAAAGGGAAATGATAGGCATCGCTCATGAGGCGTTTTCTAAGTCATTTTTAGACGAAACAGACATTTTTGATTTGATAAGCGAAACAGACCATAAGATACAAAAGTCGCAAGAAAAGGTTATAAAGGGCTTGTCTAAAGACATTGAGTTTTATGGGATGAAGGTATTAGAACAGCACGCACAAGTTAAAGAATCGGGTGTCTTGGGAATTAAAACTGGAATAGACGAGTTAGATAAGGCAACGAATGGGTTAGTTTCCCCAGACTTGATAATTATTGCTGCTAGACCTGGGGCTGGGAAGACGGCATTGTGCTTGTCAATTACCTATAATACCTCTGTGTTGGGGAACACCCCATGTGCAATATTTAGTTTGGAAATGGACGGAGTTCAGTTGGTTAGAAGGTTAGCTTCTATTGACTCTAATATTTCTCATGAAAGGATTAGGAACGGGCATACCACAAGTGAAGAGGATATTATGTTGGGGAACTCAATAGACAAGATTGCTTCATCAAAAATATTTATTGAGGACAAGACAAGCATGAACATTAGGGACATTAGGACAAGGGCTTCAATTTTAAAGAAAAAGTACAACATTGGCTACATAATCGTTGACTATATTCAGCTAATGTCTGGCGTTGACGCTAAGGGTAAAAACCGTGAGCAGATTGTATCAGACATAAGCAGGGGATTAAAGTGTATCGCTAAGGAATTAGAGATACCAGTCATTGCACTTAGTCAACTAAGTAGGGCAGTAGAGGCTAGACAAGATAAGATGCCTCAGTTGAGTGACCTTAGAGAGTCGGGTGCTATTGAACAAGATGCGGATAGTGTTTTGTTTTTAATGAGACCAGAATATTACGGCATGACAGAAGCAATTGAAATAAATGGGACAGAATTTCCCGTACAAAAACTAGCCATCTGCACCATTGCAAAAAACAGACACGGCTCAACCAAAAACATTGCAATGGAATTTACGGGGGCAACAATGCAGTTTAAAAATCACGCATACACAACTCCTAAAATCTTTGAACCTAAAAAACCAGAAAACAATATAGCTACAAAACAAGACCTGCCATTTTAATGAAAAAGTTTAATACAACGATTGTACAGAAGAAGTGCAAATGCTCGCCAGATTGTGAAAAATATCCGACCATTGGGTATAAGGGATATTTCATTTACCACTTCCCTGGCGAAATAAAAAAGCAATTAAAAAGTAATAAATCTATTACCTCAAGACTATCAAGACAGCTACACGAAGTGCAAGGAGAGTTAAAGAAAGCTGTAAAAGAAAAGACAAAGAGCGACTACTTAAAAGTTGCCGATATATTGTTCGGTGCTTTTATAAAGAGAAGGGATGCAGATAGTATGGGAAATGTTGAGTGTGTGTGTTGTGGGGGAACTTATAACATAAAAGATAAAACCAAAGATGGTGATATGGTTGTGCAAGCGTTGCACTTTGTTTCTAGAGCCACATATTCCCTAAGATTCAACGAAATAAATGTACACGCAGGGTGTTGTAGTTGTAATCTAAATATGCACCTAGAACCAGATGGGTTAGCATACAAAAGATACAGAAGATTTTTAGTTGACTCTGTTGGGGAAGAAGAGGTTAAAAAAATGGAAGACCAAAAAAGAGAAATAGGCAAGATAACAGAAGCGGATTTAAAAGAAATTATTGACAAATACAAAACAATAAAAAATGACAGCAGAAAACAGATTGATTAGAAAATTAGAAACATTCTTAGACCAAGAATTTAACAACTTTGTTAAAAATAGGGTGCTTGGTTATATTAAGGAATACAGAGATGAAATACCACCAATTATTGTGAGAAAAGAATACATAAAAAACATATTTGGTACGGAAGAACCTCCCGAACAAAAAAGAAAATCATACAAAGTCTTAGTAAGAAGAGAAGAGTTAATGAGTGACGCTGTAGAACTTTGCAACATACACAATATTGACATCAATGAATTTATTGACAGGTCACACAAAAGAACAACAACAAAAATTACAGAACTAAGAAAGATATTTTGTAAAATGGCTTATGAAAAATATATTTGCAATAACGATGCACTAGCTAAATTCTTTAACATTCACCACAGTACTATTTCTTACTACTTGCATGGGAAAAGATACATTCCAAAAATACAAAAAATTAAATTATAAAAAATGAAAGAAAAAAACCTAAGTGACGCAAACAGTTCCCCCGCAAAATTAAAAAAATACACAGAAGAAGAGTGGAGGGATTTAGAGAATCGTAAGTCTCTATCAGAGAAATATGATGAATATATAGATTGGACAGGAGAGCCACCAGAGTTGTCGGATGAACAGATAAAAGAAATGCCATTCAAAATGGGTATTGCATCTACAATTGCTTGTGCTTATTTTATTGAAGGGGCGCAATGGTATAGGGAACAAATTAGAAATCTTAAAAAAGATAAAAACTAAAACAAACTAAAAACATGGCAACAGCATTATTAAAATTTGATTTAACAGATTCCGATGACAGGATGGAATTTGAAAGGGTAAACAAGTCATTAGACATGGCTTTGATGTTATGGGAAGTTCTATATAACGAGAAGAAAAAAGCGTATCGTATTTTAGAAGAAGATAAAGAATCAACAGACAAAGAATACAAACTTGTTGATAAAATATTTGCATCCATTTATGAACTGGCAGAAGAGCATAATATTAAAATAGACACACTTATATCATGAAAGAACATTTTGAAGACAACACTTACGGCTTATTAAAGGCTATGCATCACACAAAAATAGCCATGGACTATTTTGAAGATGTTTCAAAAAATTATCATAACGGGGCAAAGCACATTATGTTGCAGTACGCACAGAAGTGCAAGTGGATACTAGACAACATAAGACATCGTGTGCCATCGGACTTTGCAGCGTCTATTGATAACGACATGAAGGACTCTTTGTTCTTAGACGCACTAGAAGACAGGCTAATACATTTTAGTCCTCAGCAAAGGGAAATGATTGAGCAGATAATTGAACTAATGTCTAAAGGTGAAACAATAGAAGTGTCTTATCTAGAAAAGTAGCCCTTCGTAATATTCGCCAAATTTCAATTTAAGCATTTTATTTAATTGCTTTTCATCAACAAGCAGTTCCCTGGCAAACTTTGGAACAGCATACCTTTCGTATTCTTGTGGCGTTATTTTTACAAACTTTCTGCCTACCAAGAAACCTACTAATGCCCCAGCTCCATATTGATTAAATGCGTATATAGGGCTTCCGTCTTTGTAACTAAATGTGTCTAGTTTTATGGAGTCCCTTTTAAGCATATGCTTTACTGCATTAACCTGCTTTGGGACTATTATCTTTGGTGCTAATCCTATTGGGGTTATTTTTAAGATTTGGTTTCTCAGTGTGAGTTCTACGGAAGTCAAAAGCATATACGGCTTGACAACTACTGGGATGTACAGGGGAATGTTTACTAGGTCTCCAAAATAAACGCTGCTTGAATCTGTGCATTCGTATTCGTTTATTATGATGGGGGAAATCCTAGTGTCGTAAATTGGTGCAGGTGCGTTTATGTTAACAATCTGATTCTCCATTTCCCTTTCATAAAAACGGTACTCGTCAATATATGAATAGTACTCCTTAAATGTGATGTCCTTGTATTCGCTCTTTGGTTTACCAGCAGAAAACTTTTTCTCTTCGGCGTTGAGTTTTGCCATTTCCCTTCTGATAATAAAAAACATTTTCTTTGCCTGTTCAAGTAGGCGGTATACGCTCTGTTTTTCTGATGCAGTAACAAGTTCTGTTGATTTCTTTTTGGTGTAGGATTTATTGTTTTCATAGAAGTCGTATACTTTTAGCGCATTGTTGTATACAACTATGCTGTCTTCTTCTGTTGGGCATTCCACCTTTCCACCAAAAATATCTCTGCACTGGGACTTCCCAGACAAAGTTATAGACAATAATATAATTGTCAGCGCAAAGCTGACAACACGGATATAGGGTGTGCCTTTCATAGTACCATAAAGGTACAAAACCTCCCCTACTTTTTAATCATAATCACCGTCCTTTAGTGTAACTAAATTGTAAAGAACAATAACCGCAGACAACAAAAATATAAAGCAAAATGTATAAAAGCATGAGCTACATAGCTTTGATGTAACAGACAAAGACATTTTAGCAGAGAATATCATTAGAAATGAAAAAACAACTACATTGAAAATCCTTCTTGCCATTATTATCAGTTTTAGTTATAAATCATCTTGACACCAGATAGGTGTCTGTTCCCCTACATAAGAACCTCTCATATTAAATTCAAAGTACTCAACTGCTTCCTCGTCTGTCATGCCATCTTCCTTAATCATCTTGTCTATTATCTGCTTTACTGAGTAAATTAATCTAATTGTCCCATCCCAACTATAATCATACCCTAGCACACAATCATCATAACCATCAGCCTTTAATATATCTACATCTTGGTCAATTGTTGCCCAATATTCTACGATTTCATCTAGTTTTGTTCTTTCCATTTTAGTTTAGTTTTATTTGTAAATATATATTGTTCCATCAATTTCTTCTACCCTAGATGCAAACCCCTGTATAACCAATTGGGGCTGTTCTTTGTTCCACTTTGTATTTGTATCTGCATAACACACTACATTCTGGCATTGCATACACTTTTTCTGGAAATGAACGCTCATGCATTTCTTCTGCTTAAAATAGTGGTAAAAGAATCTATAGGTCTTCATTGGATTCATCGTCTTGTTTAGATTCAGTTGATATGCCATACGCCCATATCACACTAATAAGAACAGATATTGTAAATGATATTAAAATTCCAGCCATAAGCAAATATAAATAAATTTTACAAATAAAATAAACATCCTTAGCATTTCCCATACTAAGATACTTAGCAAGTACCCTATACTAATACACTTAGCACATCGCTAAACTTCTTAGCACAACTTCCCGAACTTACTAAACAACTTAGTTACTAAATACATTAGCATTTCCCTAAATTACTTAGCACAACTTCCCGTACTAAATAGCTTAGCAAAATACTAAATACCTTAGCACACTTCCGTTTCACGTGAAACACTATGCACGAATCCTAATTTGAATCTAGAAACCAAAACGCTAACCCCCGTAGCCAATTTTTTGTTAAATTTCTTTTCGCCACAGCCACCCACCAATGTTGCGTACAATGTAAGAGACACTAAGATTCTATAAAAAACCCTATATTTGCGTGTTTCATGTAGATTTAGTTTAGTGTAAGCCTGGCATTTCTATGCTGGGCTTTTTTATCCTTATAATGCACAATAAATCGTGCATTAGGTCGTTATATAACCCATTACGTCTAGTTTATCATACATAAAACTTGACAGCTGTAAAAAAAAATTATTAAATTTTCATTTGCCTATTGCTTTTGTCACCAATTCTTCCTATTTTTGCGACAACTAAATTAAAAAACATGAACACTAAACTATTAGAGTTTGGAGAACCTATCTTCCAAAAAATCAAACAAGCAGAATCAGAAGGAAAACTTGTATTAGCACGAAACATTATTGAGTCTACACCACCACCTGCTGAATGGGTAGTAGAACTTCCCTCAAAGTCAAACAAGTCAGAGACCTACAAGACAATTCCACTAGATATTATGGAGGGTGCTATGAAGATTATTTTTGAAGAGGCTTACATTTCATCTATTTCTTCCCCAACAATAACACAGGACAAGTCTGGTAAGTATGCAGTAACGGTTGTAGTAGAATATTATTACAAAACATTTGAGGATTTTGTTTATAGAAGTTTAACTGGTATTGCTACCGTAGTATGCCCAGACATATCAATGCTTGAATTAGCTACCCCTAAGGCTTCCTCAATGGCAGTTAAGAATGCCATCAAGCAGATGGGAGACCTATTTGGCAAGAGTTTAAATAAGTCTGAGGACGAACTAGAAATTCCCGAACAAAAGCAAGAAGAAGAAGCAACCCCAGAACAACTAGCTGCCCAACTAGCTGCCTGTACAACAATAGAAGACCTAAAGTCATACAGACTAGTTGTCTACTCCAAGTCTTCCCCAACAGAACTACAAGAACTCTACGAAACAAGATTACGCTCACTAAAAACTAAAAAATAATGAACTGGAACGAAACATTAATCAGATGCTCCTGCATTGGAAAGATAATGGCAGAGGGCAAAGGCTCTGTGCTTACAGATAAACAAGCAGAGCTATTAAACGAATTGCAAAACAAAGAGTCACGAACTCCCAAGCAAGAAGAAAACCTTTTAGCCCTATTAATAAAAAGAGATGCACCTCCCTCACTTGGAGACACTGCAATATCCTACCTAAAAGAAGTATACATATGGTACAAGTACGGCAAAGAACCTGTAGGTGGAGCAGAAAGAAGCAAGTACACTATGAAAGGAAAGCTAGTAGAGGACGACAGTATCACAATGCTGTCTAGAATAGACCAGGCATCTTACAAAAAGAACGATGTTCGTTTTACAAATAATTACCTAACTGGAGAGCCAGACATAATTGTACAAACAGACGGTGTAGCAAGCAAGATTATAGACATCAAATCTAGCTACGATTTTGCCACCCTATTATCAAACATAGGCTCACCTATTAACCCGCTGTATAAATACCAACTACAGGGCTATATGGCTCTTACAGGGGCATTAGAAGCAGAGATATGTTATTGCCTAGTTAATATGCCTCAAGAGATGATTAATTCCGAAAAGAAGAGATTGTTTTATGCACTAAATGCCGCTACCGAAGAGTCACCAGAATATGTTAGACAAGTATCAAAACTTGAAAATAATATGACCTTTGATGAAATTCCTATTAAAGAACGACTGGTAAGATTTCCCATACAAAGAGACGAAGAACTAATAGCTAAGATATACAAGAGGGTAGAACAGTGTAGAGAATGGCTAAAAGAATTTGATGAATACCATAGCAGCATTAATCAATAGTTCTTATATTTGGTAAAAATTCCCCAACATGGAAGGCATGATAAGCAAAAGCAAAGAGTTAATAAAGCGTAAGGACGGCTCATACTCCAAAAGAGGATTATGGGACAACATTAGAGCTAATGCAGGCTCTGGTAAAAAGCCGACTAAGGAAATGATTAAGCAAGAGAAAAAAATAAAATCCAAAGAAAAATGAGTTCAGCTTGGCAACGCAAAGAAGGAAAGAATCCAGAAGGCGGATTAAATGCTAAAGGCAGGGCATCATACCATGCAGAAACTGGTGGTCATTTAAAAGCCCCTGTTAAGTCTGGTACTAATCCTAGGAGGGTATCTTTTGCTGCAAGATTCGCTGGCATGAAAGGAGATATGAAGAAACCTAATGGCGAACCTACAAGAAAGGCGTTAGCATTAAAAGCATGGGGCTTTGGCTCTGTAGAAGCAGCAAGAAAGTTTGCAGAACTTCATAAAAAGAAATAGTATGGATAAAAGAACTAAAGTAAAGTCTGGTGACGAGAAACATATTGTTTACAAGAACAGAGAAACTGGTCATATAATGGTCACGCATCCTGGCGTAGATAAGGGCAAATACGATACTATAGATTTATCTGACAAGTCTGGTGCTGAGACTGTAAAAGAAGGCGTTAAATCAGTTAGGAAGTGGCATAAAGAAAATCCTTACACAAAAGGGATAGCGTCTCCCGAAACAATAAAACAGATGTTTAATAAATAATTCCTATGCTACCTTGGGATACCCTCACGAAAGTGGGGGTTTTTTATTATGTCAACATTCAAAAATAATACATATGTAAAATATAAATAAAATGGTGTAACTTGGTGCAAGCTGGTGCAATAACGCACCAACATACACCAAACCGCATTAAATATGTCAAAAAGATTTAGCATTTCAATCCATGAGGATGTTTACTCGGATATCCTTAAAATGGCAGCAAAGGAAGAGCGTACAGTAAACTACATTATTAATTCACTTTTATTAAAAGCATTAAAAGAAAAAAAACGAACAAGAAATGGCAAAAAAGAAATTCATATTGAACATAACACCACAAACTAATGTAAGAGCAACTCAAGGTGATAGGGTTTTCTTTAGGATACCAAGAGAGAAACTATATCCATCTGGGTTGAAAAGATTACTTAGATTAGAGAAATACAACAATTATAAAGTAGACCTGCTCGCTGAAGCTAAAAGGGTTGGATTGTCTCTTCCCGAACAAGGTGCTTTTATTAAGTTCTTTATCCCAATGCCTAAGTCTTGGAGAAAGTTCAAGAGAGATGCCATGCACTTTAAGTTGCATAAGTCAAAGCCAGATATAGATAACTGTATAAAGGGTTTCTTTGATGGGTTGTTTACCGAGGACAAAAACATATCGCACTTTGAAGCTGCTAAGTTCTGGGTTGATTTCCCAATAGGCTGGATAGAGGTAGTAATATCAGACCCTGTGTTTGAATCCCAAGAGATACCTAAATGCGTAAAAAATACTAGCGAAAGTTCTACTTAACATAATGTTTATTATAGGAGGTGTA